GTCATATCTAATCCTTCATCAGCATCACACGCATAATTTTACCGTCGTCAAGCAGCATGGGTTCTCGAACTGTATAAGCAACACCATCGACAGTCATTGCGCTTCCGTTCGTGACTGCAGAAAAATCAGAAGTCTTCACCACCACTGCGTAGTCAGTCGTTAGAACAACCCCGTCAGCAATAATTTCGTTAGGCGACTCAAAATATCCAACACCAGTCGTTGCACCAAAAACTACTGGCACCGTGAAGCCTGGCGTATCAAAGAAAGCGTCAAGGTCTTCAGTAAATGAAAGGCTCATATGAAAAAGCCCCCGGTCATCCGGGGGCAATAGTCATGATCAGTTGTACTTTTTACGTCCCAAGGCGGTAACGCTTACGGCTCCTGCCCCTGTGCCACCAGCAACAGTGATCACAACACGCGCATAGCGCTTGATCTCATCGGTGTTAACGACAAGAGTTTCAACAAGTGCAGTGTTGGCAGTAGTTGTAGTGAAAGCAGCATCAGTTACATCAGCAAAAGTGCTGTTGTCAGCCGAATCCTGAACCTTAACTGCATAGGTGATGCCTGAGCCACCAGCTTCAGCATCCAGAATCAAAGTGATGTCACCTTCATAATCAAGAAGGTCAACCCCTGTTTCGTTGCCAGTTGCAGTGACAACGTCATTAGGGGCAAAAGACAAGACTGTCAAAGTCCGTCGTGTGTTGCCGATGCTCATTCCTTAGTCCTCTTTCGAGTAGTGGGCTTTTTTGGGGGGCAAGAAGGTGCCTCTTCCTCTGCCAGAGGTTTGGCGGGACGAGCGACAGCTTCCTGTTGATGCACAACAGCTTTACCAAGACCAATAAGGGTCACAGCTTGACTGTTTTCGACTTCCAAAATGGAGCCTGCTTCAGCAGGCTCCCCGGAAATCATTACTGGCCTCAGAATTTCAACCTTCATGAGTCAGAACGAGGTAATGAACCACCAGTATCAAGTGGCAAAGCAGAATGCGCCAGGCTGCTTGACGGCGAAATCAACATCTTGCAGAGCAATGATGCGAACAGTGCCAGCAGTTGCACCTGCAAATGGATCAACTGTTAGATCCAGACCAGACCACATGGCCATGATCAGCTGAGAGAAATCACCAAACAGTGCATCGTTGTTACCGAGCTGATTCGAGACAGTTACGGGGTAACCGTTAATCTCGTCGTTCTCGTAAACAAACTGAGCAGTGCCGCTTGCCTTTTCGGTGCTCTTCAGAGCGCCACGGGCAGAAGCGTTAATGATGTAACGCAATGCGCCAGCATCAGCGTTAGCAACAGCAACATCGGTTTCCATCCCGATGTACTCAGCGAAGGTTCCGAAGCTGGTCAATGACTGAGTGCCAATGCCAGTGGTATTGATGATGCCGAGGGGCTGGTTAGAAGATCCAGAACCGTTTAGACCAACGCGATCAAGCTCAAGAGCCAAAACTTGAGCAAGGTCGTTACGGACCATTTGCTCAATGTCAATGCTGGACTGAAGCAGCAGCTTGCGGGAGTAATCCACGAAAGCACCACAAGTCTTCGGTGAAAGATTCACCTGCTCAATGGTTTGCTGGGATTCAGTTGGAGAAGAGCCCTCGCCAACCCAGTAGGCAGTTGCGGCAGCAGACTGCTTGGGAATTGAGATGTTGCCGTTGATGCCGCTCAAGGTGGTCATTCCAGCGCCAGCCAAGGCCAGCTTGTTGCGCAGCAGATCAATGAAGGAGCCGCTCAGGAGCACATCTTCAACAAGATTGCCACCAGCAGTTGCAGTCCCAACATTCAAGTCACGACGCAGCACCTCGTTAGGAACAACGATGCCGTTTGAAGAACGGTCGTACTTCTTGGCTGCTTCTGTGCCGACCTCAATTTCAAACTCAGCCTCACGACGCGCTGATGCATCGCTCTGATTAGCCAAGAAGTTCAGAGCGCGAACAAAGCTGAAGCGCTTAACTTCTTTTTGAGAAAGGCCGAGGTCATTAGAAGTGACATCGGTAGAACGGATGGGCTGTTCCACTTGAGAAGTTCCGATTTTTTCGAGGATTGCAGCACGAGCTTCATCAATGGAGTTGTCTCCATCAATTAGTTCTTGAGCTAGATCTGCCATGCGGTGCTGAGCACCCAGGGCACTGATAGCGGCAACACGGTCTTTTTCGGCCTTTCTAGCCTCCGACCGGATCACCTCCAAGTTTGGAGTTTGATCTTCCATAACAGAAGTGGGTGTAGATGCGGTCGTGACCGCTGAACGAGTTTCCTGTTTTTCAACAGGAGCTTCGTTTGTAATAGTAGTGTCTTCAGGTTGTGAAGATTCAGGCGTAGCAGCGTTTGGAGAAAGAAGTGACCTTCCAATACCAATAGTTGGATCAGCCGGAATTGAGACGAGGCTTAGTTCGTGGACAGACCAACGTGTTGCAAGCAGACCTTCTTCTTTTTCCTCGGCATCATCAATCTGATAACCGAATGAAATTCCACGCAAGATCCCATCTTTAACGTCATCTAAGTACTGCTTTGCAAAATTAGAACGTGAAAAACGGATTTTTGCGTAAGCGCGTTTCTCTTCCTCATCCAAATAGGCACGCTCAACCACTCCCAAAACTTTGTTTGGGTCGTGATTAAACAAAAATGGCGCACCATCGTTCAAGCGCATGAAGTCCGGCGCACCGGCCTCATGACTCAACACTTCGTCACCAAAGTATCTTTTGACGGGATACTCAGAGCTAAACGGGAACTCAAAACTACGATCCTCGCCAGGGAGGCTTCTAATAACAGAAGCCTCAGTGCGACTAAGAGGCTCTCCAAGCTTCGCCCGCTTAGCAGTCTCCTCAACCTCTGCCTCCCTGATCGGAGCGATTTTAGTCAACGTGCTAAATCGATGACCAACACGCGTATCGGTTTTTTCACCGTTGCGATAGACACAAATCAACGCTGCAGGATCATCTGCAGTGCCATTGATTGTGAAAGAAGAGTCAGGAACGTCGATGCTGCCATCACGTTCAATTTGCTCGATTAAGCCACGAGCGCGACCACCAGAGCTGTTCCAGGAGACAAAGTCTCCTACTTTCAGCGCGTCAGGTGCAGCTCGTTGAGTTTCAGGTTCCATAGCCTTTTCGTTGGTGGCGGGCTCGAACTCAAGAGGTTCGTATTCATTATCGCGAAGCCATTGTCTAGCTTCACTAGCCGTAAAACGACTCAGTTTGAATCTTATCGACTGCAGCTCCAACGGATCGTCATCCTCGATAATCCCGAAAATGAAGTCGATTCCAGCACCACCACGATCATTAGAGCGCCTAAATTCGTTAAAAAGCTCAGGATTCAGCAAACGAGCTGCATGCTCGTTGGGGTAAGGACGCTCCATTTCAATAACTTCCGAACGTTCACGCGCAGCTTTTATACGTTTTGACCGTGCATCAGACCAAGATTTTCCTGGGTCGCCACCCCATGCAGCCCATGCCACTCTTCCGTTGCTTGGATAACCATCCTCTCCAGGGCTAAATCCCTTGCCTTGCTTATCGACCTCATGTCTTGCGAACCAAGCTGACATTTGAATTACCGTGTCTGCCGATAACTCATTGCCACTCAAAATTTGAGTGGCACGGGTACGAGCAACGTCAGTGCCACCAGCCTCACCCTCTGATTTCCAATCCCTATAACGCTGAGCCTCAGTCCTCATGCCTTCATTAGGCATAAGGTCAATCTCAACTCCGTTTACGTTTGCCATTGCTGTGTTTGCGAGTGGGTTGAGCCTGTGGTGATTCAAGCAACTCAAGCTGCGTACCCTCGTCCGTCAAATCCAAATCCTTATCCAACTGGATGCCAGCTTCAGCAGCAAACTGTTGCTCCCTTGCCAAGGCACTAATCGTCTCGTCGTAGTCGCCGCCTGAATAAGACGAAATAACGTCAGCTTTGCTCAAGTAACCAGCCTGCTCTGCCTCGCGGAAAGCTTTGACTTCCTTTAAAGGATCAACCCAGCTCCAACCCCTTGGCATCCACTTGGCTTTGTTGTATCTCTCAGGACGCAATTCGTAATCAGCAAACGTAAGCTCGCCAGACAATACAGCAAGGCTTAGCCACTCCTTGAACACACGTCGATGGAGACTATCTATCAAGTACTTCTGCACAACCCGCCAGTGCTCACGATCCTCAAGCAATGACAGCCTGCTGCTGCTGTAGTTGGTGTCGCTGAAATCACGAGACAAAGTCTCGTAAGAACAGCCGAAGCCTGAGGCAAACCGTCGGATCTTATTTTTTACAAACATCTCGAACTGTTGATCCGGTGAATCAATATCAGGAACTGAAACGGATTCACCAGGCGAAAGATACTTAAATGTTCCTGGCTCAAATTCACTTATTCTCTGACTGTTCTCAACGTCATCTGCAATCAATTCTCCCTCGTTATTTGTGATAAAGCCCATGATGCTTGCGCCAGCACGCGCACGAATGACGGCAGCCTCCTCGTATCCCTGAAGCTGATGCACATCAGCCATGACACTATGGAACCAAGGCACTCCTCTGTTCTGGCCAGGACGTTCCGGCATAAACAAATGAATAATGTCTTCTGCTGGCAAGAACAGGTGTTTTACGCTTGCTGACGGATGCCCCCCAACAAAATTATCACCAGGATGCCTAGTAAGAATTGCATAACGAACAGGACGACCCCACTCGTCAACTTCGACGCCATTTCTCCACTCGTTTGCTGCATTTGATTTTGGACCGCTGTAATCTTCGTCAAGCAAATCGCTTTCCAGCATTTGCAGCGCAATCGGAATCTTTGAATCACCAAAAGGCCTTCTTACGATCCTAAAGATTGCCTCACCCGACTCGCACATTGCCCCTGCAGCAAGCCACTCAAACTCTTGAAAGTTATGCTTGCCAGCGCAGTCA